TGAAATCGACGACTTGTCCTCCGGCATGGGAGAAGCAGAAAAAGGCGCAGATAAGTTCGGCGACGAAGTGGAAGACGCGGGAAAGCAAAGCGAGGACGCCGGGGGCAAATTTGAGGCTCTCGGCGGTGTTTGCAAAGCGGTAGCCGGAACGCTTGCCGCGGCTTTTGCAGCCGTTTCCGCTGCCGCCATTGCTGCCGGAAAGGCACTGGTGGATATGGCAACCGAAGGTGCCGCTTATGCGGATACGGTTCTCACCGAATCCACCGTAACGGGTATCGCCACAGACAAACTCCAAGAATATATGTATGCCGCCGAACTGGTGGACGTTTCAACCGAAACCCTTACCAAGTCGATGGCAAAGCAAATCAAGTCAATGAAATCCGCACAAGACGGAAGCAAAACGATGGTGGAAGCCTATGAAGCCCTCGGTATTTCCGTTATGGACGCGGAAGGCAATCTCCGTGACAGCGATACCGTTTATTGGGAACTGATAGATGCTCTCGGACAAGTGGAAAACGAAACCGAGCGTGACGCTCTCGCCATGCAGATTCTCGGCAAATCCGCCCAGGAACTGAACCCCTTGATTACGGCGGGTGCAAGTCGCATGGAAGAACTCGGACAGCAGGCACGAGAAGCCGGATACGTGGTTTCGGGAGATATGCTGAATGCTTACGGTGCTTTGGATGACCAAATCCAATACCTCTCCGTAGGAGCAACGGCAGCCAAAAATGCTCTCGGAACCGTTCTGCTTCCGGTGCTGACCGAACTGGCGGGAACCGGCGTAGACTTGCTCGGTGAATTTACAAACGGCATTCTGGATGCCAATGGCGACATCGGCAAAATGGGTGAGGTTATCGGTGCGGTTATGCCGAAAGTGCTTGATGCCATTATGAAGTATGTTCCGCAACTCATATCGCTCATCGGTTCAATCGTAAAATCTCTCGGTCAAGCCATCATCAAAAATCTCCCTGCCATCGTCAATGCGGTGAGTGAAATCGCTCTCTCCATTCTCGGTGGTCTTGCTTCGGCTCTTCCGCAGATTGCCGAATCGGCACTCACCCTTGTTTTGACGTTGACGACCGCCATTTTGGACAACCTTCCGCAAATCAACGAAACGGGCATACAAGTCATTGTTTCTTTGGTAGAAGGAATCGCCAGCACTCTGCCGTCTTTGATTCCGGCAATCGTGCAAGCGGTTGTCTTGGTGGCACAAACCCTCATCGGCAACCTGGATTTGATTCTCGGTGCCGCACTCCAATTGATTCAAGGGTTGGCGGACGGCATTTTGGCCGCTCTCCCCGTGCTGATAGAAGCACTCCCGGCAATCATTACCGGAATCGTGACTTTCCTTATCGGTGCGATACCGCAAATCATAGATGCCGGAATTGCTCTTTTGACCTCTTTGGTGGAAGCCTTGCCGGTGATTATTGCGGCTATCGTAGAAGCGATTCCGCAGATTATTGACGGCATCATTACGGCGGTTGTTGAGGCAATTCCGCAGTTGATTGATGCCGGTATTAGTTTGTTTACCGCCCTCATTCAAAACCTCCCCACGATTATCCTTACCATTGTCAATGCCATCCCGGAAATCGTGTCTTCCATTGCCGATGCCTTGATTGACAACATTCCCGTTATCATTCAAGCCGGAATCACCCTTTTTACCGCTCTCATTACCAATCTCCCTCAAATCATCAAGGAGATTGTCAAAGCCGTTCCGCAAATCCTGGACGGCTTGTTATCTGCGTTTGGAAACGGTGTATCCAAGATGGCTGAAATCGGCAAGAACCTGGTAAAAGGACTTTGGGAAGGAATCAAATCACTCGCATCTTGGATTTGGGACAAGGTTTCGTCTTGGGCATCCGACCTTTGGGACGGCATCTGCGACTTCTTCGGTATTCACTCTCCCTCTCGCAAGATGGCATGGGTTGGTGACATGATGATGACGGGTCTTGCCAAAGGTATCGACGATACCGCAGGAGAGGCCGTCTCCGCTGCGGAAGATATGACCGACAGTTTGAACGATGTATTCAACGGTCTGTCTGCCGACCTTGCGTCAACGATGCCGGGAGATATCCGGGTACAAAGCGGAAGCAATGCAACGAACAGTACTTCCAACGGCGGTTTTGTTTTGCATTTGAACATTGACAACTTCAACAACTACTCCGGCGAAGATATTACCGAACTCACCGAAGAAATTATGACAACGGCGGGTGCCTTCGCCAGACGGAAAGGAGTGGTATTCGCATGAGTTCTTTTACTTATAACGGCATCTCTTCGGCAACGATGGGTGTGCGAATCATCTCTAAAAATGTCTATTCCGCTCCCAAGTTCGACGTAACGATGACCTCCATTCCCGGACGGAACGGTGACCTCATTTCGTCCAATGGAAAATACCCCAACGTTACGGTTTCATACACTTGCTTCCTTCCGGCAACGTCTATCGCCGATTTGGAAACAAAGGTAACGGCGGTAAAGGGTTGGCTTTACGCAGAGCCGGACAGATACCATGTTCTTTCGGATACCTATGACACCCACTTTTACCGCAAAGCCGTTATGTGCAACAAGCTCGACATTGCAGACGAGTGTCGGAAGATCGGCACGTTTACGGTAAACTTTTCTTGTCATCCGATGCGGTATTCCGTCACGGGAGACACGGTAACCACATATTCTTCGTCCCCGTTTACTGTCACGAATCCGTTCGCTTTTACGGCAAAACCGTACTTGAAAATCAACGGAAGCGGAACTGGCAAAATAACCATTCAATCTGCTTCTGTAAATGCGGTTTGGAATTTTACCACGTTGAACGGATATACCGAATGTGACTCCGAACAGATGAATTTCTACCACGGAACCACCCTCAAGAACGACACCGTAACCGGCAGCGGTTTTCCTCTGTTGTATCCCGGTGTCAACACTATAACTTTTGAGGGTGGCGTCACAAGCATTGAAGTGAAACCGAGGTGGGTGTCTTTATGATTCCTATCCTTTACAAAGCCAATGCCACCGACTTTTCCACCTTCGGTATCGGTGCTTTGCCGGACACCATTCAATGCGAAGTGACCGAGGAACGAAATGCCTCTTACGAGTGCGTTTTCAAATACCCGGTAAACGGGCAACTCTATGCGGAAATCAAAAAAGAGCGGATTGTGAAGGTCAAGCCTAATGACACCTCAAATCCGCAGGCATTTCGTATTTACCGCATTACCACACCGCTGAACGGAGTAGTCAAGGTATATGCGCAACACATCTCCTATGACCTTTCCGGGATTGCCACTCCCGCTTGGAGTGCAAGCGGTGTGCATCCGCAAACGGCTATCAATCATGTGTTTGATGCCGCCTTGACAGACCACAACTTCACCTTTCAAACCGACTATACCAACACAAAGGATTTCAAGGTTGCAAAGCCTAAAAGCCTACGTGCGGTGCTTGGCGGAGAGGAAGGCTCTCTTGTCAGTTTATGGGGTGGTGAATTTGAATGGGACAACTTCGTGGTTAAACACCATCAAGGCAGAGGCCACAACAACGGTGTGGTCATCGAGTACGGTAAGAACCTAACGGCATTGGAACACGACTCGGAAAACTCGAACATCTATACGCACCTTCTGCCTTATGCCGTAAACACCGCTGATGACGGCACCGAAACCGTCATCACCTTGACCGAACAACTCTTGCCAATCGCACAAACCGAACTGACGCAATCCAAAACCCTGGTGAAGGACTTCACCGATTCGTTTGAATACGGCACAACCGTTACCGAAGCGCTCCTTAGACAGAAAGCCACCGCATACCTTGCGAACAATCCGCTCGGGGTGGAAACACCATCGGTCAAAATCTCATTTGAACCGCTCTGGAAACAGCCGGAATACGCAGCCGTTTTGGAGCGAGTTTGCCTTTGTGATACGGTGACGGTTCGGCACACGGAACTCGGCGTTTCGGTCAGAACGAAAGTCATCAAAACGGTATACGACTCCCTTGCCGAAAAGTACGTATCCATCACCCTCGGGACGGCAAAAGACACGCTTCTCAAAACGGTATCCGATGTGCAAGCCGAGGTTGAAACCACGTCGGCAAAAGTCGACCGATTGCCGTCTTTGATGAATTCGGCGATTTCCCAAGCCACCAAAACCATCACGGGACAGAACGGTGGTTATGTGGTTTTGCATACCAATACCGCTGACGGAAAGCCCTACGAATTACTCGTTATGGACAATCCCGATATTGCCTCTGCCGTGAATGTATGGCGGTGGAATGTCGGCGGTCTCGGATTTTCCAACCACGGATACAACGGACCCTTTGAAACCGCCATCACGGCAGACGGACAGATTGTTGCGGACTTTATCACTTCGGGTACACTCGTTGCGAATGTCATCAAGTCGGGCATCCTTTCTTCCGCGGACGGACAGTCCTATTGGAACTTGGATACCGGCGAGGTGGTTCTCCGCGCCTATGCGACTACGGAAGACGTGGATGAACAGGCAGAGCGCATCGATGAGATTGAAGACCAAAAGATGCTCCGCCTGGTGATTACCTCTTCTAACGGAAACATCTTCAAAAACGGAAACATCCAAACCACACTCTCTGCCACCGTCTTTTCGTGGGATGAAAACATCACCGACACTCTCGATCCGAATCAGTTCATTTGGACGAGGATATCCGACGATGCAGCCGCCGACGCTCGGTGGAATGCTGCCCACTACGGAGGCACGAAATCCGTAGAAATCACAAGTGAGGATGTCAAGGTTCGTGCGACTTTCTTTTGCGACCTCATTGACACCACTACACGCTTAAGTCTTCTCGGCTGATACACGGAGGAACAAATATGGCAAACGAACCAACAAACGATGACAGCACTTATAACCCAAATACAAATAATCAGGAGGCTTCTCACATGAGTACAGCACAAGGTCAATTTACCATTATCGACTACAATGACGCCCTGACACTCACAGGATACATTGGGTCGAACCATCCCAAAACGCAGATGTATAACCCGGACAACGGCTCTTATACTCCGAACTGGGCAAGTTCAAACCTGGTTTTGACACCCAGCCTTTACATTATCGGTACGACTACCGACCAAATCACCTCTGCCAACGTCACCTCGGTTCTTTGGTACGATGGCACTTCCACCACCCCTATTACCGCAAACAGCACTTACGGCTTGAGCGGTGCAAAGAACCACATTCTTACGGTCAAAGCCAATACGATGGCGGGTCTTGCGGGTAAAGATTACAAGTGCGTTATCACCTATGTGGATGACAGCACCGGGCTTTCTTTGACGCATCCGCTTTCCATCTCACTTTCCAGAGTTGTCAACGGTTCCGGTATCGTTGACCTGTTGGTAACGACTCCGAGCGGTAACGTCTTCAAAAACACAGATGTTGCCTCGCTGACGGCAAAAGCCGAACTATGGCGCGGTTCGACCGTGGATACCACCAACGTTACCTACAAATGGGCAATGATGGACCCCACAGTCACCTCAACAAGTTCTCCCGGCTATGATGCCGACTTCGGTCTCGGTTGGAGAAAACTGACCGACACCGCAAACAAATATACCGGCACCACAACCGCGACTATTACGATTTACCCCTCTGCGGTTGACAGTTATGCCGTTCTTAAATGCTGTGCAAAGGATACCGATTCGGCTTCCGCAACCTACAACAGCAAGTTCTATGACGTTGCCACTTTCATTGACAACAGCGACCCGCTTCAAGTGGTTATCACCTCGACGGGCGGTGACGTTTTCAAGAACGGCGAAGGCTCTACCACCCTTCGTGCCGTGGTCTACCGGGCAGGTGCGGAAATCGACTCTTCCGGCACAGGCACCTATACTTGGACGAAATACGACAAGAACGGTGCTATTGATACCTCTTGGGGTACGAGCGGAACGAAAACCGGAAAAACGCTGTCCGTTTCCAGTTCGGATGTTTCGACCAAAGCAACCTTTATGGTGGTTGTCACACTCTAAAAGAAGGAGGTGCTTCCGATGCAAGCACAAGCGCAATTTACCATTCACTCGCTGAATGATGTGGTTACATCGGCAACCGCTCCGACCAATCCGTACAAAGGTCAGTTGTGGATGAAATCCTCGGTGACACCGCCGGTCCTTTTCACCTACAACGGTTCTTCCTGGGTGGAAGCAAACGGAACTTCCACCCTTCGTTCCAATGTCACAACTTTGACCACGAAACAAGCCACCCTGGAATCGAACCTAAATGGTCTGACGAGTACGGTTTCTTCGGTTACTACCCGTGTCACCTCGCTGGAAGACGATGCACAAACACTATATGCGGATGTTAGCGTGCTTTCTTCCAATGTTTCAATTTTGACACAAACGGCTACAAGCATTGCCGCGAGGGTCACAACGAACGAGTCAGCCATATCCGAACTTAACCTTACGGCAACCGACCTATATGCAAAAGTTAGTTCGGTTGAGGGCGACATTGCGGAAATCAATGTAACCACTTCCGAAATATCCGCTCGTGTATCCGACAAGGTCGATTCCGTTGGCGGAGATGGCAGTTCTTTCTCTTGGAGCATGACCCCTGCCGGATTTGCCTTCTATTGCGACGAAACAGTGTTAATGAGCATTAACAGTAATGATGGTATTATCGTTAACGGTGATATTAGAGCCAATGCCGGAACTCTATCAGATATGACTATTACCGGTTTTCTCTATTTTGGAAACAACAATGATTATTATATCAACGCCAATTACGGCGACGGTTCATATTATATCAATCTACCGGGGTTTAGAGTTGACGAAGGAAGTGGCGCAGTGTTTTCTGGAACCCTTTCTGCCCCCAGCGGTAACATTGGTGGTTTTACCATCAAATCGAATGCCATTTACAAAACAAAAACCACATATTCAAGCACGACTTCCGGTGTCTATGTCGGGGCAGATGGTATTGGTTTGGGAACGGGCAACTTCTATGTTACAAGTGCCGGATATCTCTATGCGAAGTATGGTAATATAGGCGGATTTACGATTTCCAACAGCGGTATTTACAATGGTAAGCAAACAATATATAGCGAGCAAACTGGAATCTATCTTGGAACATCGGGCATTGGTTTGGGACAAGGTTGCTTTTATGTTGACAAGAACGGTTATCTTTACTCCACGAATGGTCAAATCGGAGGTTTTTCAATCAATGAAACTTGGATTTGCAACGGGAAATCCGCCTATTCCGATTACGTGTCTGGTGTATATCTCGGCACAGACGGAATTGGACTTGGACCTGGTAATTTTTATGTTGACTCGGCTGGAAATTTATACGCTTCCAGTGCTACGATTTTTGGTACAGTATGCGCTTGCGATGGTTATTTGGAGAATCTTCAAATAACGGGTAGACTTACTTTCGGAGAAAGCGAAGAATACTATATTGATCCGAACTATAACAACGAATCGTGGTACATTTATCTGAAAAATTTTCGTGTCGATGACACCAATGCTTACTTCAGTGGACAATTGAGTGCGCCGACGGGTAACATTGGCGGTTTTACTATTGCCGCAAGCAAAATCTACAAGACTAAAACCACATACAGCAGCTCAACGACAGGTGTTTATCTTGGAACAGACGGCATAGGCCTGGGCGCAGGAAAATTTTATGTCACATCAGCCGGTGCGCTAACGGCAACAAGTGCCAACATAACCGGCATTATTTCCAACGTGGATACTGACGGTTGGGGCGTTCGTTTGGTGGACAACCGAATTGAGCTCTTGCAGAGCGGCTCTATAATCACCCAGATATATGGTAGTTCCGGTTACTTCAATGCCCGCGGAAATGCAACTGTAAATGGCATTCATTTTTCAAGTTTGCTTCATGTGGGTGGTGACCTTGTTTGCGGACGATGCCTCGGCATTAGCACCGGTAACGGCATTTATGTCAGCGGTAAACTTGCACTCACGATGGGGCAAATCAAAGTCAGTTCCGGCGACACCTTTATCGGTGGCAGCTCGTCTCGCTACCTTCTCATTTACTGCGGTTTGATTGTCGGCATTTCCGAATCATCTTACAGCGGTATTTACGATTACACAGAAAAAACCTATACAGGATAAGGAGAAAAACACATGAAATTGAAAGAAGTAATTCAAGCAAAGGATGCCATTAAAACCCTGACGGAGAAGCGGTTGACGAACTACCAAAAGGCTCGTGACCTCGTCAAACTCCGCAAAAAGGTGGAGTCCGAATACGATTTCTATGCCGAGCAGGAAAAGCAAGCGGTTCTCGCTCACGGTGAAATCGGTCAAATGGGCACCCCCGTCTTTTTGAAGGACGGTCGCTTGAAACTCAAAAGTGCCGAAGACAAAGAAGCCTTTGAGAAAGAGATTCTTGACCTCATGAACACCGAGGTAGATGGCATCGAAACGATTACTCTCACCGAGGCGGATTTTCGTTCTGCCGATGACATTCCCACGCCCGACGAAATGTTTGTCTTGGAAACTCTCGTGTCTTTTGAATAAGAAGGTTGCCCATGAGAAAAGTTCAAGCTATGCCCGAAAAAGCCGTTTTTCTCGGTTATCAAGGCGAAAACAATGTGACGCAGGTGTCTTTCCCCGTTGTGAAAGAATGGAAAGCACTATACGGAAACGGTGTGTTTTCTTTGGTACATAAGCGTCCGGGAGAAGCCGAAGCGTATCCGATTGTTATAACCGTCGGCGAGGAAGAAATCTTATGGAAGGTATCTGCCGCTGATGATGCCTTGCCCGGATTCGGTGTTTGCGAAATCATTTACACCATCGGGAGTTCTGTTGCAAAATCCGCTCTGTACTTAACCGAAATCACCGGTGCCATCGTTTCGGGTTCTACGCCCCCTTCGGCAAGTCAAAACTGGGTTGATACGGTGATTCAAAGCGGACTCACTGCCCAAAACGCCGCCAATGTGGCAACGGAAAAGGCAAATCAGATAAAGAACCTTTCTGTTTCGGCAACCACATTACAACCTACGGAGGCGGCATCTGTCACCAAAACGGAAACTGAAAATGCCATTCACCTGGCGTTTGGGTTACCCAAAGGAGCAAAAGGAGACAAGGGCGACCAAGGCAATCCCGGTCCGCAAGGTCAACAAGGTGCCAAAGGCGACAAAGGTGATAAAGGTGACACCGGTGAAGGAAGTTCGATTTATTGGACCGGCACATTTCCGTCTGACGATACAAAAATCCTTGGATTGGAGATTTACCTTTCCATATTTAATTTCAACACATATGATGGGGCTAACGGCTCCTATTTTATGTCATGGTCGCCCGGAGAAGGAGGATACTACGATTATGACATCACATTTATGATGGACCATATGCGTGGGGACGCCTCTCAAACAATGTCGGTTTCTTTGCAATTGTCTTATAACGATTGGTGTCCGGTCCCTACTTGCTATTGGACAGGGGCTGTAAAGATTCTAACCGGCGAGTTTATTAATGGTTGGGACTCGGAGTATCAGGCAACATTCACCCTTCGTTATTTGGTACAGGATTAAAGGAGGCAACATGATTTTCAATTTTGTATTAGGGAAAAAAGCAACAGAAGAAGTCTGTGAGTCTTGCCAATGTCGACAGGAAGACGGCTCTTGCACGATGAAGCGGTGTTTTGACACCGAAAATCCGTCCTATATTCGTACAAAGCGGTTTCAGGAGTGCTTCTCGATTATCAACCGCGGAGCCTTTTGGTATGACCAACTTTCCAAAGAGCAAAAAGCAGAATTGCGGGTATGGTATCAAGCTTGGCTGGACGCCCCTTCAACAAAAATCATACCGGAAAAGCCCGCGTGGCTGAAATAAGAAAGGAGGAGCAAAATGGAGATAACTCAATCCGCCATCATTACATTGGCCTCTGTACTGACCGCTTTGGGTGTCATTTTCGGCATCGTATTTGCCGTTTATAAATGGGTTCTCAAGCAAAACAAGCAAGATGAGGATATCAAATCAATAAAGGACGAGCAGACCTTGCTGACATACGGTGTTCTTGCTTGCTTGAAAGGTCTCAAGGAACAAGGGTGCGATGGCCCCGTAACCAAAGCCATCAACGATATTGAAAAGCATCTAAACAAACAAGCACATAAATAAAGGAGATTATTACCATGACTACATTTACCGAAATCGTAACCATTCCCGCCATTGCGGCAATCGTTTACACCATAATCGACATCATCAAAACCGCTTGCGGCGGTGACGAGAAGTTCAAAAGATTCATTCCGCTTGCCTCTGCCGTCCTCGGTGCCATCTGCGGTCTTGTCTGCTTCTATGTTGCACCCGATGTTATCGGTGTCACCAATGTTGTGATTGCCATCGTCATTGGTGCGGCAAGCGGTCTTTCCGCAACAGGTGCCAATCAGGCGGTCAAGCAGCTCACAAAAACAGAATAAGCAACCAATCACCCAGCCCATCGAGGATTTTTCTTCGGTGGGCTTTTTTGTTTTTACCGAAACGGCATTTTGATAATCAAATGAAAGCACAGAAGAAAAAATAATTTTTTCTTGCGAAGTGACCTCAATTTTGCCCCCATAAATGTGCGTATATCGAGGGGGTGTTATGCTGATGACTTCAAATCAAAAACAAACCATAAAAGAAATGCGACTCTACGGAAAAAACTATGCCGAAATCAGCCTGGCATTGAACTTGAAGGAATCAACCGTTCGCACGTTTTGCTGCCGAAACAGACTCACCGAGGAAACATTAAAAGACCAAAGGGTGGAGAATCACAACAAATGCCCGTGTTGCGGTGTGGCAATTCAACAAGTTGAAAAGAAAAAGCCGAAGCGTTTCTGCTCCGACAAGTGCCGTTTGGATTGGTGGGCAAAGAATAGAAACATTCTTCGGCACCATGCCGTATATTCAATTCAATGCAAAGGCTGTGGAAAGGAGTTTATAAGCTATGGAAATTGCAAAAGAAAATACTGCTCCCGGAACTGCTATTTTACAGCAAGATTCGGACAACAATAAACCACTCGTCTGCAGTGACCGATTTGCTGCGGAAAAGAACTACCGCATTGCCGGATTGATAGTCAATAAGATGCTGGAAGAAGGCTTGATTATACAGGATGACATCGCGGTAATTGATACAAAAATCAGAGAATTAACGCACCCAATTTCGGGTAGTATTTTTTGCTGAAATGACTGGATATTTCTCCCTTTTAGAGTTAATATATGACACTACGGAAGGGAGGGATACTATGACCGAAAAGCAAAAAGAAGAAATCGAAGTGCTTCGTCACCAGAACAAAGGATATCGCAAGATTGCGAAGGAACTGAACATTCCATATGAATCCGTGAAAGCATATTGCCGAAGGCATAACCTACGCCCAACGGATATGCCCGGTACAGGAAGGTGTCAACAATGCGGTGTAACCATTGAGCAAACACCCGGCAAAAAAACGAAGAAGTTCTGTTCCGATGCTTGCAGAAACCTATGGTGGAATCAACACCAAACCTACTCACTTTGTAAAGAGAAGAACAAAAAGATTTGTGAGTTTTGCAAAGGCGAGTTTTACAGCACAAAAGCAACCGCCCGGTTCTGCTCCACCAAGTGCTACGCCGATTACCGCAGACAAGGAGGAAAAACGGATGGGAACACCGAAACGCTCGGTGCGGAAAGTGAAACCGAAACAAACGGCATCTTCCAAGCTCCTAAGCCCAAGGCAAATACGGAACGAAAAGAACTTCCGGCTTTGTTTCCACATTGTTTGTGTGATGAATGCCCGTGGTATCGTCTCGGAAAAAGAGTGGCAGACGGTTATAAATTGCTTGCTGACGCGGTACAAGCCCTTGATTGCAAGCCTATGGATACCGAGGAGAAACAATAATGGAAATCACAAGGATTGAAAAAGAAAGACCGCTTCTTCCCGTAAAAAAGCGAGTAGCGGCATATGCCAGAGTTTCAAGCGGAAAAGATGCTATGCTTCATTCGCTTGCCGCACAAGTGGCATTTTACAGCGGTGTCATTCAGCGTAACGCAGAATGGGAATACGCCGGGGTCTATGCGGACGAAGCATATACGGGAACCAAGGACAGCCGACCCGAATTTCAAAAACTGCTGACGGCTTGCCGAAACGGACAGGTCGATATTATCCTGACCAAGTCTTTATCCCGATTCGCCCGCAATACGGTGACGACTCTGGAAACGGTACGGGAACTCCGTGAACTCGGTGTTGACGTGTGGTTTGAGCGAGAAAACATTCATTCACTCGGCACGGACGGTGAATTCATGATTACCATTCTCGCATCCTTCGCCCAGGAAGAAAGCCTCTCGGCAAGTGAAAATCAAAAGTGGAAAATCCGCAAGGACTTCCAAGAAGGCATCCCCAACGGCATCACGATGCTCGGGTATAAGTTGGTAAACGGAGAAATGACCATTGTTCCGAAAGAAGCGGAAACCGTCAAGATGATATTTGCGGATTACCTTTCCGGCATGGGAACGAACAAAATCGTGAAAAAACTGACGTCACTCGGCATTCCCACAAAGCGTGGATGTAAATGGCATGAAAACGAAATTGTAAAAATCCTTTGCAATGAAAAGTACAAAGGAGATATGCTTTTGCAGAAGGTGTTCCGAGTCGACCATCTTACGAAGAAAACGGTCAAGAATACAGGTCAGTTGCCACAATACTATGTGGAAGATTCTCACGAAGCCATCATTGACAAAGAAACCTTTGAAGCCGTTCAAGAGGCAATGAAAACACGTTCCAAGAAAGGACCGCAATCGGCACCGACGGCGTATCCTTTTTCCGGGAAAATCATCTGTGAAAAGTGCGGAAAGCACTACCGCAGGAAGACCACGGCAAGCGGTTATCGGTGGATATGTTCTACCTTCAACACAATGGGAAAAGCCTTCTGCGATGCCCGGCAAATCCCGGAAAGCACCTTGACGGCAATCGTTGGAGATAAGCCGTTTAACGAAATACACATCCCTTGCGATGGAGTGATTCGCGTGTTGTGGAAAGACGGCACCGAATCAGAATATAAATGGGTGAATCCATCTCGCTCGAAGAGCTGGACTCCCGAAAAGAGAGCAAAAGCAAGTGAAAGGAAAAGACAATGCCAAAGAAGTCAATCACAGTAATTCCGGCAACGGTTCCGAAGTTTTCTTCCCAAGCCACAGCCGAAGGTCACAAAAGAAGAGTTGCCGCCTACGCCCGTGTTTCCACGGACAGTGATGAGCAGTTTACCAGTTATGAAGCCCAAATCGATTACTATTCCAAATACATAGCCGAAAGGGCGGATTGGACTTTCGTAGACGTCTATGCCGATGAAGGAATTTCCGGCACAAGCACCAAACACCGTGACGGCTTTAACCGCATGATAAACGATGCGATGGATGGAAAAATTGACCTCATCGTCACCAAGTCCATCAGCCGTTTTGCAAGAAACACGGTGGACACGTTGACCACGGTTCGCAAACTGAAAGAAAAGGGTATTGAGGTGTTCTTTGAAAAAGAGAACATTTATACCCTCGACAGCAAGGGCGAATTGCTGATTACGATTATGTCCTCAATTGCCCAGGAAGAAAGCCGTTCCATTTCGGAAAACGTCACCTGGGGCAAGCGGAAGCAATTCTCCGATGGTAAAGTTCAAATGTCCTATAAGAATTTCCTGGGTTTCAAAAAGGGTGAAGACGGCACACCGAAGGTCGTTGAAAGCGAAGCGGTGATTATCCGCAGAATCTACCAAATGTTCTTGGAAGGGGCAACCACAACGGCAATCAGCGAAAAGCTAACATCGGAGGGCATACCGACTCCGACCGGGAGAAAAGCCAGATGGCAAACTTCTACCATTGACAGCATTTTGCGAAACGAGAAGTACAAAGGCGACGCCTTGTTGCAAAAGACATTCACGGTTGATTTCCTTTCCAAAAAGGTCAAAAGCAATGAGGGCGAGGTTCCGCAGTTCTATGTAACCGGCAGTCACGAGGCAATCGTAACCCCGGAAGTATTCGATTTGGTTCAGAATGAAATTGCACGAAGAAAGCGCTATTCACAAAGGTATAGTGCGATTTCGGTTTTTTCCAGCCGAATCATCTGCGGAGAATGCGGAGGCATTTACGGTTCCAAGGTTTGGAATTCCAACTCCGACGTGTACCGTAGAATTGTATGGAGATGCAACGAGAAATATAAGAAGGCAGACGGCTATCCGGGTTGCCGAACTCCGCATCTGTCGGAAGAGCAAATCAAAAAGGCATTTGTGGGTGCCTTCAATGAGTGTATTAAGAACAAGAAAGAAATCATAGCCACCTGCGAGGAGTCCGCTATGACCGTTTGCGACACCGCCGCATTGGAAACCGAAATGTCACAGCATAGTGAAGAGTGCGATATTACCGCCGAGTTGATACGCAAATGCGTAGAAGAGAACGCCCACTATGCGGTTAAGCCGGAAGTATACGAAGAGAAATACCGCAGCTCGATTGAGCGGTATGAAACCGCCAAAGCAAAGGTGGACTCTTTGAAAGCACAGATTTCCGAGAAGGAAATCAAGAAAAAACGCATTCATGCCTTTTTGCGGGAACTTGAAAAATCCGAAAACCTTTTGACCGAATTCGATGAGGGGCTTTGGAATACTATGGTGGAGTCAATGACCGTTTATTCCCACGACCGATTGGTTTTCAAATTCAAGGACGGCTCCGAGGTGGAATGGTGTGTGGAATAAAAAGAACGCAAGCAAGATGGGAAGTGAACCCGTCCGGCTTGCGTTTTTCTTTTGAAATTAATCTTTTCACGAAAGGTCAAATCTTTTCACGAAAGGTTTTGACGGAAAAACTCTGCTACAATTTTCATACGGCGGCTTTGCCGGAGAAAAGCAAAGAATGGTTGAAGCATTCCGGCACAACCATTTTAGCCCCAAAAACAGCAAAAAAGCCCTGAAAAACAAGGCTTTTCATAGAAAAAAGGTACGCATTTACTGATAGGATTCTATCAATATTTGCGTACCTATTTGGTCTGAGTGACAAGACTTGAACTTGCGGCCTCTACCACCCCAAGGTAGCGCGCTACCAACTGCGCTACACCCAGATCTTTTGCAGTTTGCTTGCTC